CTAAGAACCAATGAAGACATTGACGATTTGAAACAATACCTGAGCAAGATGGATTGGATGAAGAAGCAGGGAGAGATCTTCGCTCCCGCCTTATTCAATTGGTTCTATGAAGTAAAGAAAACCATTCCGATCAAGGCGTACAGAAACAAAGAAGTTATTTTTGATTACCAACCAACTGATCTAGTCGCAGCGTTAACAGTTGATAGAGGAAATTTTTACACATCATTAATTGAAGAGGGGGAGTTGGAATTTTCTTCCGACTGCCCACCCAGATTCAACAGATTGGATGAAGAAGAACTACCACTTGAGCGACCAGAGCCTGGATATATTCGCGTAAAAAACATGTGCATCTCTGACATCAGCGAGCCGCCTAACAAAAAACCATTGAGGGGATACCTTGATTGGAAAAAGAATGTGCTCTGGGATGTAGCCAAGGACAGACTAAAGGAGTTGCAATCATGAACACCACCTCATGGCCTACAACAAAATCAACTCTCTTAGATCTTTGCGAGGAGTTCTCTGAGAAGTACCACATCGACGCGCTTGGAATGTCGATTGAAAAACTCGAGGCAAAGATCGATGAAGAAGATCGTATTCGTTTGATGGAGATAACAAATCCTGGAAAGGTAAAGCTTCACAGGATAACAGTTTGTGTAGAGCTTCAATCGACAAGCGAAGCAGAAGCACAAGACAAGCTTGAACGAATAATAAAAGGGGTGCTTCCTATTTTAAATAAGGGAGACACGATACTGGATACTCAATTCAAAGACATAACACAGGGGGAATGATTCATGATAAGCGTGACAGAAATACAAATCTCTGGAGAACCAATCTTAACTGGCCGCGACAGACACACAGTCGATGATCTCGTTTGGTCTCTAGATGACAACAACGTAGGACATGTCTACGAGAGCGAAGATGAGTTGTGTGGATTAGTTAAGTACCAAGCCATTGGTGACTTTGAAGACGGTGAGTACGGATTAATTCTAAATCACTACGAAGAAGTTGAGTCTATTTCATCTGACGGCACAGTAACCATGAAGATGGAGCATGTGTACTACGCCTCAACTAAAAAAGTCACCATCAAGGATGGCCTGGTCGATGTTGATTCAGTCAAAGAAGCGACTGTTGAACTGCTCAATCGATGTGGATACTGGGGTGTATTTATCGAGGCGCTTTACGAAGTGGACTTTGACATCGGGCTGCTTGATAAAAAGAAGTTTATCCACCTATCAGTTGGCAGCTAGTCTTCGATCTCTTCCTCCACTTCTTCAACCTCTTCAACCAACTCTTCATCTGACTCAACATCAGGTGAAGAGTATTCTTCCCCTTGATCCTCCTCCTCCTCGACCTTCTCCTCAACCTCTTCCATCTTCTCCATCTTCTCAATACGAGACTGCAACACAGGCGCAAGCTGATTCGATTCAATCAACTGCCTTAACCTGGACTCCACCTCTGCCCGATCCATCTGATCGATAGTCCCATGCTTAATCTCTTTCCTATCCACCATGAGCCCAGCAAGCTTCGCTCTGCCCATCTCCGCATTCACCGCTGCACCATAGCTCCCGTCCTCAAGCGCCGCATCTCGAATAGTTTTAAGATCTCGAGCCACCTTATCAAAAGTAATCTCATACTTTTTCTGCTCACATTCCTGAAGATCCTTAATTTTATCTTGAACATGTCTGAACTGAGGGTCATGCAAGATCCTTGATGCAATGACGCCAGGATGTTTGTACCCAGCACGATGAGCACAATCAGTATTGGTCAAGTCCTGATAGACGTACAACTGAACAAACCTTTGTTGTTTAGCACTTAGCGGTTGTACCTGATGTTTAACAACGTACTTATCGACATCAGCTATGATGTCATCCTCATGATCAATATCAACGCGAGCGGCAGAGAGTTGAGTGCTTGTATTCATATCGTGATTCTAATCCAATTTTATTTTTAGGTTCAACATTATTATTCATCAATTTTTTGTTTAACAAACATGTTGTGTTGAGTCTTCGCAAAATAGTTAACAACCTTCCTCTGCTTTCGATTCCTCATGTAAAAACTATCACCACTCTGGGATACGCCCACTGTCTCAATCACCCCACCCTGGTTCAAGAACTCCTTGACCTTATCATCAAGCTCTTTGCTCTCATCATCCTTCGTTTTATTTTTACTCATTTTATTTTCCTTTAAAATTTTTTTTATTTTTCAACCCCCACCAACCTCCCTACTCAAAGAGGTAAAAGTAGAGGGTATATTTATATAGCTATATACCTCTCTTTAGAGAGTGACCCTACTGACCCTATGACCCACCCTTATAAATCAAACACTTAGCATACCGTAGGGTCAAGGGTCACGGTGGGTCAGTCTGACCCTACCTGACCCTACCCTAAACCGCGCCACAGTAGGGGTTTCAGCTAGGTAGGGTCAATCGACTCCGTTTTTTTGACCCTACCCTTTGACCCTACCCAGGCCAGTCGATACCAACCTAGAATTTACTTTAACTTTACCTCCTAAATGTTTTTTACTCATCACCAGAAACCAGTGCAAGCTTAGTTAAATGTAGCACGATCATGATACCGGCAGACCAGAATATCACGGCAGATTCCACCCCATAATTCAGGTAAACGTAATAACTTATTCCAAAAAAAAACCAATTCATGGGAAAATGCTGCGTCTAAAGAAACTGTTGATGTAGTCTCTCTTAACCACACCCAGACTATTGTTCTTTGAAAAGTTATGAACCTCGCTTTCAGTCACATGTGATCCACCAGGGACATGAAATTTGTTCCGGTCCTGATTGTCCTGCATAAAAATGTACCGCCCAACCAGCAGGTTGTAACGCCTAACTCCATTCTTGTTGTAATGATTCGCCTCTCTAGTGTCTTTAAAAACCTCATCAATGGCAGATACAGAATTCCTTACCTGTTGTTTACTTTCTCGATCCCAATACTTAATTATCATCTTAATACCTCTGTGAAGGTCCATCCCCTGTAGTATTTTAAATTATTATCTTTATAATTCCCTTGTTCGGATACTCCGATTTTCGGACACCTAAAAAATCCTTTGCTTTGGGATTTCTCGGGTCAGACAATTTAGACTCCTGTCTGGCTCGAGATTTTTAATCAAAACTCTTTAGGCCGTATGATCCTAACCTCCTTTGAATCCTCATACCTATTGGTTGGTCCTTTATCTATCTCCCAACCCCATATGCCAGTGTCACTTCTGCTTTCCTCGAAGTATGCATTAAGCTTTTGCTCTGCTTCTTCTTCATTTTCAGCACTAACCAACATGTGAAAACTTCCTTCAACATTGACTCTGAATCCATACTCCATCACTCTATCTCCCACGGTTTTTTATTAGGATTGTTTTCCAGGTAATGCCAGACCGCCTTGCCTGGATCCGCATGTGTCTTGACCACATCACCCATGTATTTCTGAACATGACTCACCGCCCTCTGAGAAGCTTTGTTACCATTAGGCATGCGAGACTTCTTCAGTGTCTCTCTGGCCAACATCTCCAGTTCGTTTCGATTGTAGAATGTAGTCAGGCTCATAGCACCCGCCACAATCTGCGCGATCTTAACCTCATCTTCCTCAGTCTTCTTGGCTTGCTTAGGGATATTGTGCGAGGTGAACTCATTCATCTTCCACATACCCTCATTGAAATCAAAACGCGCCGTGTGTTCATCAGGCTCTTTCGCATTACGAGCTTCGTAAAAGAAAGAAACATCAGGCCGTTCACCCGCTAATTTAATACCGCTATCGAACCACCCTGCGAAAGCAGAGCCGCCTCGAGCAGACATAAAGGTTTTATCATCTGCCCTTTCCTTCCCTGTATGATGTGCGATCATGATGCTGGTGCTGTTCATCTCGATCAGCATGTCTATTCGATCAAGCAGCTTATGAATCTCACTGTTGTTGTTCTCCTCGCCATCGAAGAAGTTGATGACTGGATCAATCATGACAATGTCTGGGTTATGAAATGCGATTTCATCAGAGATCTGTTGGATGTCTCCATCCCTCATCAGGTTCTTTCTCAATCGACCTGTGACAATCAGGTTGTCATAGCCCATAGGTATCAAGTGATCACTCGCTGCGAATCGCCGGTAATACATCTCCACCCTCTGCTTGAGAAACTCGGCAATGATTTCAGCCTGTAGCCACATCACCTTCAATGGCCGACTGAACGGGACACCCATGAAGTCTGTCCCAGTGCTGGCCCCAGCCGCGAATGCACCCAACCAGTTGCTCTTGCCGATCTTTGGCTTACCCAACAGCAGCACCCGACTGTTCTCGAAGATGAACTTATCACCCCAGTAAAGTTCAATCTCGCTGTCATCAAGGTCCACCCACTCATCAGAGCTAAATGGTTTTAATCCCAGCGGCCCTTGTTCGGGCTGATCTATAACCTCAATGGGATCTTCTTGAGACTGGATCTCCTTCAAATCCTGCGTAAGACCTGACTCCCAGGTAGAGGTCTCCCAACTCATAATGCCTGAGTCAACGTCTTCAGGGTGTCGTTTGATGTGCCCAGAGGTAATGCTGATTACCGTTCTAGTAACTTCCATTAGATCCATTGGGGGGAAACAGGTTTGATTCCAGTCTTGCGCTTTGATAATGACCTCACGCATACCCCAGCCTTCCTTCACCCACTTGCCTATCAGCCTTGCCAAGGTATCGTTCCTCGAGCCAGGGTCAACCGGATCCTCAGTGAGTTTATCTCTAACTAAGTTCTCGACCTTACCTCCTGAATTAAACTCATGGATGGCTTTTAGGTCGGTCTCTCCAAGAACGGGAAGATCTTCCATCCCATCCATGTGGTATGCGGTATCCATATCCCATCGATACCCATAGCTAGGCACGATCATGGCGTAACCACCATTTCCCCTGACATCCAGCTTGTTCTTGCCAGCACTATTCCTGACCAAAGAATTCCCCACGGAGTACAGGTAGTGAGCGCCTCCCCGAGGAGTTGTCTGCTTGATTGGAGTACGGCTGATTGCACCGCCATCTACCCACGCAACACTCTCATCACTGTCAGCATCAACCACCACGAAGTTAATCCCTGTGATCGCAGCCCAGTTCGCTTGAGGGTATTGTTTGTGCCAGTGTTCGATCTCATCGTGAGATGGCTGTATTCTTTGGTAATGCTCCCACTTGACCCGCGGGGTCTTAGCCCATCGAGACTGTAGCTCTTGCTCAGAATCAAATGGGTGGCGAGACCGAAAGTACTGAGGGACAACCTCTGATGGTGACCCACAAGGGATTAAGTGGAAGCCGTGCTCCCACAGATAAAAAAGTAACTCTTCCTTGGCTTCAGGTGATACCTCACCCTCATCTTGAATCGGCAGATTAAAACCCATAACACTATCCTTTTGCTTTTGCTGGTACGCCCTTCCTTTTTTCGAGTGGCCTACTCTTAGTCATCGACCTGTCTGCTGGGATTGCAATGGTGCTATGAAGCTCGTTGGCTGGACCGTATATAGACTCCCAGTTCAACTTCCCATCCGACACATGCATAAACAGCTTCGCTAATTTAACACTAGGAGATCTGTTCAGTAAACGATACTGACTAATAGATCCTCGAGGCTTGCCTGTTCTCCTGGCTACCTCATCATCACCTAACCCCCATATCCAATCTGCTAACGTCATCTTATTCATCCTTGTGCTGCCTTTATTTTTAACTCATTAGACATCAACATTCCTTTTTCTTAACATCCAGAAGCCTATCATACAAATATTGTAACTGTAAATTTTTTCTTGTAAGGGGTTGACATATTATTTGTATAGTCCAGAATCTGGTTGTGGATGGTTGGTAGATGGTTAGTAAAGGAGTCTAATATGATCGAAGAAATCGAGTCTTTGGTTTCGCAGTTATCGGAAGCTGAAAAAAGTAAAGTAGTTATTGAGGATACGATTGCTAGTTTAAAGAATAAAATTCTTCAAACAAAGCATGCCTCAACTTATTTGAACCCTTTGTCCAATACGGGTGGTTCAAAAACTTCGGACGGCCTCACTTATTCTATTCCCAAAAAAGTTGAGTGGGATCAAGCTGATCTGGATTTGATACTTGAATCCATTCCTCGGGCTGACTGGCCTCCATTTGTCACACAATTAACGTCATACAAAGTTGATAACTCGGCTTGGAAGTCTTGGGCAATTGAAAACCCAACGATGGCTTTTAAGTTTAACCGAGCTAGGTCAGTTACGTTTGGTAAAAAAACTGTGGCAAGGTCTAAAAGTAAAACTAATAAGGAGGACTAATGTCCCTATTGAATCAGGTTGAAAACCGAGATCAAATCTCTGTGCCTGTAGTAAGGATGAATATCCAAGGCACTGATGGCTCTGGCAAGAGCACCTTCGGCGCTGGTGCAGAAGCACCTATATTTATCCAGGCAGAAGACGGCTTGTCGTTTATCGATGTGCCAAGGTTCCCACTATGTAACACCTGGAATGAAATCCTAGATTGCGTAGAGGTTATAGCGAATGAAGAACATAGCTATAAGACTGTTGTCTTGGACACTACGGATAAAGCTTCAACCCTCTGCCAGCAACATGCTTGCGCGGAGAACGGTTGGAAAAGCATAGAGACACCAGGTTTTGGTAAAGGCTTTACCGCTGAGAAAGAGTATTGGATTCATTTGCTTAATGGATTTGATGCTTGTATTCGCAAAGGGATCAATGTGATTCTTCTGTCTCATGTACAGGAGAAGACATTCAATGATCCAGAGCGTGAACCATACGACAGGTGGACTATGCGTTGCCCTAAAGGTGTTAACGCCGTGATTAAAGATTGGGTTGATTTTAATTTTTTTGCTTCTTACGAGATCAACACGGTCAAGGAAGGGACAAACAAAACGAGAGCAGTCTCATTCGGTAACCGCGCACTCTTCACAAAGTTTGCTGCTGCTTATGACGCTAAGTCGCGTATTGAGTTACCAGATAAAATTGATTTCAATTGGAATTCTTTCTACACGCATTACACCAACGCGCTTTCAGCTAAAATTAACTCTCAACAACCATTGGCTAAGGAGGCCACAGCATGAGTTTTTTTGATCAACAAGTAAATTTATCACAAATAGAAGATACGAGCGGTGATTTCTCACCAATCCCAGAGGGCGAATACACTTTAGAAGCTAGTGGATATACAGAGAAACTCTCCTCTAAAGGAAGTGAGATGCTCGTATTAGAGTTCACAATTGTTGGACCTAGCTTCAGTGGCCGTAAGATTTGGGACAATTATGTCAAAGGTCAGCCAGTTGCTTACGGGATACTCAAGTCTTGGATCGTTGCAACCGGACTGTCTGGTGACCAAGAGCTTAACGTGCCTCTGATTAACAGCGCCATGAATCGTAGATTCCAGGCTAATGTTCACATGAAGGGAGGGAACAATGGCTTCGCAGACAAGCCAAAGATTAAGACCTTCTTAACGCCACAAGCGGCTCCGGTTCAACAGCCTGTTCAACAGCAAGTTCAACAGCAAGTTCAGCAACCTGTTCAACAGCAAGTACAGCAGCCTATGCAGCAAGACATGCAGCCTGGGCAACCTACGGAGCAACCTAATATCGCTGCTGGCAACGCTCAATTCAATGCTTCATGGTCGAAGTAATAGTTGTTTTCAGGGTTGGCTCAAAAGAATTTCGGCAGAGTTTTTTTGATGCTAACCAGGGTGTGGTCGATTATTTTGTCGGCCGCATCCTACCTGAAAATATTGTAAAGATTGTTGAGAAAAAATATGAACTATAAAAGAAAGATGGAAGCGGTATTAAAGATTATACAACGACCAAATCTTAGCCTTTGGGCGATTGATTACTGGCACGATGTTTATACAAAGCTTGCTAAGGAAGAGATAAATGAAGCTAAGAGAGTACCAAGAACAGTCCATTGATGGCATCAAGCATTGGTTTGGAACACAAACTTCTCCGCCATTACTTGTATTGCCAACTGGATCAGGTAAGACCGTAGTTTTTGCTACTCTGATTCAAAAATTATTTAAGATGAATCCTAATAAAAGATTTTTAATACTGGCTCATCGTCAAGAATTGATTAGTCAGGCCCGAGACAAATTACTTAGTGTCTGGCCATGCGCTCCTTACAGTATTATGGCTGCTGGTCTAAAAAAGTTTGATGCAACAGCGCCTATTGTGATTGCCAGCAGAGATACACTGGCTTCAAAGAAACGGCTACATACATGCGAACCATTTGATTTGGTTGTAGTTGATGAGGCCCACCATGTAGGTCCAGATAAAAACAGCAGGTATCGAAAGATACTTAGCCATCTGCAAGAGATTGGTGATCCTTATGTAATGGGTGTGACTGCAACTCCTTACCGCATGGGCCAAGGAATGATCTATGGTATGGATGATGAATACTACTTCGGTGGTGTTGCTCACCAGGTTACCATTCCAGATCTCATTGAGCAGAATTATTTATGTAGGTTATCTGCGTTTGCAGTAGCAGACAGCGCCATCATCGATGCATCCACTGCTCGAGTAAAATTCAAAGGCGGTGACTACCGAGAGGCAGACCTCGAGGTGATTGCTATGGAGGATAGCACCATAGTCCAGATCATTGATGACTGGATAGACAAAGCTTTCAGTAAAGGAAGGACCAGTTCAGTATTCTTTTGTGTCACTGTCGCTCATGCATACAAGATGTGCATGTATCTAAAGAAAAGCGGTATCAAGGCCGCTGCGATTACAGCCGAGACTCCAAACAAAGAAAGAGTACAAATACTCAAGGATTTTGAGTCAGGAGAGATCAATGCTTTGTGTAATGTAGCCGTGCTTACTGAAGGATGGGACGCTCCTCGCACAGATTGTATCGCCGTATTACGCCCTACTAAATCTTTGGGGCTGTATGTTCAGATATGTGGGCGTGGCATGCGTACCTGGGGAGACAAGCAAGACTGTCTACTTCTGGATTACGGTGAGAACATGAAGCGTCATGGCTGTATCGATCGAGCCAAGCCAAAGAATAATAGAGATGAAACTGATGACAAGGTTTGGATATGTGACTCCTGCCTGGGTGTGAATGACTGGGATGAAAAGATTTGTTTTGAGTGTGGTGAGCCTAGGCCAAGTAAGGTTGAAGAAGAACCTGCACAGGCTGAAGGAACTGGATTGGTTGATAAAGATGTAGCCGCGGCCAATGAGGCGGCTGAAGGTTATGTCCTGTCAGATGAGATGCAGGAAGCTGATACAAAGGAGCAGGTCAAAGTAGTAAGTAATATCTCTGCTGAATTTGCGGTCTCAGCTAACGGTAATCCGTACTGCAAGGTTAAGTTTTTGACGCACGATACCTATTACCCATACAGTATGTCTCTTATGATTGGCATGTCTGGAAAAGCAGGTCTTGCTGCTGAGATGAAGTGGGGAAAATTAAGCAATAAATTATCGTGCCCTAATACCATAGAAGATGCGGTAGATGAAATAAACAATGGTGCATTTGATTTGATTCAAGACATCGTAGTTAGAAAAGAGGGGAAATACTGGAATGTTATCAACGCAAATTTTTGAACAGATCGATGAGAAGATTGTAGAGTTAGAGACTCGATACCGAGGGCATTTTGGTATGAGTGGGGTGGGTGATGACGATGAGCGCAAGCTATGGTTAAGCTTTAGGCACTGCCTTAACTCTAGCTTTGAAGGCCGCATGCTTAGATTGTTTAACCTGGGGAATAGGATTGAAGATCAAGTGGTCGATGATATTAAGCGCACCAAGGTAATGTCTGTAGCCGCTGAAGACCAAGACGGCAATCAGTTTAGCGCGTCACTTCTTGGTGGGCACTTTGCTGGATCTTGTGATGGATTGTTGAAGGGTGTATTCCCTGAGCCCAATGAAGAAACGATTGTGTTGTTGGAGGTAAAAAGTGCCAACGATAAGCGTTTTAAACAGCTCCAAAAGGAGGGGGATTATGGGGCTTGGAGCGAAACTTATCGTTGGCAAATCCATTGTTACATGGGTGCTTTCAGCTTAACACACGCTTTAGTAGTAGTGGTAAATAAAAATACCAGCGAGATTTACACAGAGATCATTGAGTTTGAGCCAGAGATCTGGGAACAAGCCCAAGAAAAAGCCAAGAGAATCATATGTAGCGAGTCTCCACCCCCGCCATCGAGGTCGGAAAGTGACTGGCGAATGAAGAATGAAAGCTCTGCGTACCAGGACGTTTATTTTAAAAGACGCTTACCACAATCTGTTAACTGTCGAAATTGTATAAATTCAAATCCTGTTGTAGAAAGTCATGGTGCTGTTTGGTATTGCTCCCGTAAAAAGAAAGCGTTAACTTTTGAAGAGCAACGCGCTGGGTGTGATGAGCATTTGTGGATACCAGCTTTAGTTAATGCTGATCATTTACCTGATGAAAGCACTGAGGATAAGATGGTTTATCGAGTAGGGATAATGAAGATATTCAACGTGGTATCTAGTAAGCGAGGAGAGTACAAGTACAGTAGTTGTGAGATGAGAGAGCTATCCAAGACAGGCTTTGATTTGGAAATGATTGATACTATGGAGCCAATTAAAAATGAATTTGATGGAACTTATGTAGAGACTATGGATGAATCAATCGTCCCATTCTAAGCGACCTTCGCTGGCCTTACATCTGCTCTTGGGTTTTTTACTATTAGTATTACCGTGCCAGGGTATAGGGCTTCAACTAATTTTTTCTTGAGAGAAAAGACTTGAGTGATTACGCCCTTGGTATCCTCTACTACAGTCTCGCCGTCTAACTTATATCGGAAGTCAGCAATGTATTTGCATATCCTCTTACCCTCTACCCAGCATTCGTAAGGAGTTTGTATTTCCAGGTCAGTAATTTCTCCTGCGCCTTCCAAAGCTTTAAGTATCTTGTATCGAGCCCCTTCTAGTTTGGAATCAAAGACAATGCCATCGTACTCAACCTTGATGGCTTTGTACTTGGACCTTCTCGGCATTACTAAACAATGCCCATTAATTTATTTAATTCGACCTGTCTTAGCGCATCATTAGATTGGTTTTTCTTAAACAAAGAACTAATCCCTGGTTGGCTTGTCAGTTTAGGTGCGCCGAACAAAGAGGAAAATTTTTCATCTTGATCAAAAAGAATCCCCGTCTGTGTGGCTGGAGAACTTACTGGTAGCCTTTCTCCAAATGACATTGTTGCTTCTCGCGTTATCATTCTCATGTCTATTGGATTTGCAGCCTTAGTATCCGTCTCTTTTTGAGCTTGTAATATTGTTTCTTTTGAAGGGAAGAAAGGAACGAACCTACCATTCATCACCTCTTTGTATTTAGGAGTCTTTGCTCTTTTAAGAGGTGCAGAAATCTCATTCTCAGATAGACCAAGACTTCTAGCATCTTCTATAGCCATAGATAAATCTCTTAAAGATTTAAACCTTTGCTCATTACTTACTACATAAGCTTTGGTAATGTCTTCTGCGCTCTTAACATTTCTGTTTCTAGCCACCGAGTTAAATATTCTTGCCGCTTGCCTGACATTGTCTGAAGCTTCAACCCCTCGATAGTAAAGAGTGTTTTCAAGTTGAGGCTTTAATACCTTTAGGCCGCTTAATGATTCAGCAAAAGTCCCTGCGGTATTTAATCTTTCCCCTCTTCTATTTCTCATGGTGTTTGGATCCATTCCAACCGCAAGACCAACAGACTTTGGGAAATCTTTAAAGTTGAAGTCAATGTACTCAAGCAATGGTATCCCACTTCCAGAAAGAACCGAGTCAGTACTGGCGGAGAATTCTCCAGGTGACACACCAGGAGTTAATGATTCTGCAATATGAGAAAATCGTTTAGCAAATTTAAGATTGAACGGATCTGCTTCATTGACAATAGGACGATCAAATTGAGTCCTATTCCTTACAATATCTAATGTTTTTTCAGCCACCATAGCCTCGCCAAAGAATGGCGTGAAGAATTCGCCAGAGGCATCAGTCAAAGCATTCAATATTATTTCAGTCAATTCTTGCTCAGAGGTAATGCCATTATTTACAGCATTCCACAAAGCAGTAGTGGGTCTCTTTAAATAATCATATGGATTGGTGTATGAGAAGTTATAAAGCTCAGTAATGTTTCCATCTTTATCTGAACCAACAGGAATCAATACGCTGTTGCGGTCCCAAGGCGCTGCAAAAGAGCGCTTGTATGCATTGACCTGTTCGTTATCAACTCCGGTTAATGCTAGACCAACGCCATACAACCCATTATTTAATCCTACGGTGACCGTACTTAGTCCAACCAACCGCCTCATACCAATAGAACGAACAGCAGCAGACTCACTTGATAGTTCTTTAACAGCCCTTCCCAGTATGTTGGATCCAGTACGCAGAATTTCAGCAGGAAACGCAATAAAGTTTCCGACTACAGGTATCCGTCTAATGTTTTGAACTAGTAATGGTACGCGAGAATAGTTAGGCACCGTGTCCTTAACAATCGCCGCCGATTCTCGCTTGAGGAATAACTCTTTAGCCTCATCATCAAGCTGTCGGACATCAACATCCAAACCAAAGTCGGTAATATTCCTAACATCAGTTGCTGGAATTTTAGCGTTGGGGTCTGCTTTTAATACTCCTTCTAGCCTACCTTTTTCCATCTTATAGCTGTAGATTTTCCACATATCATCTGAGCCTTGATACAGCTTGTTAGCAAACGTGCTTTTTCTACTAGATGCAAGATCGATTATTTTTTTACTCAACCCTTTTGAATTACCAATATAAGAATTTCCTGCATCTTTAATAAGATCTTCCCACTCACCTTTCCTCGCACCGCTGTCAACTATTCCTAGTTCAATAAAATCATTAAACTCTTTATCTAACTCTATCTTGTTTAATCCAGATGACGGGCCTGTGATACCTGATTTCTCTGACAGCCTGTACTTATCAAAGCTGTTATTAAAAACAAGTCTAGCTGAATCAATTAAATTTTCTCGCTTTCCAAAGTTACCATTGGCCAATGCAAAGAAAGAAGCGGTCGTTGCGTTTCGTATCTGAGTGATTGGGCTATACACTGTCTTAGCCATCTGAGATATTCCCTTTACACCTAGCAGGGTGGCGTAGAATTTATTTTGAGCTAGGCTATCAAAGATTCCAGGGATGTCTTGGAAGGCCCTGACATGTTCTGCTCTAGCCCACTTACCATTAAGACCACCATACTTTAACTTGTCTCCTTTAGAGTCACTTCCTATTTGAGCCCAGTCAGACAGATCATCACCAATCTCATCTGCGTTTTTTAGAAATTTACTATTAGCTGGAAGTGCATTGTTAAAATCATCGATGCGTTTAAAGTATCTTCCTTTAGTAATGATCTTAGACTGGCCTTCAATTGTTTCTTGAACCTTAGTAAGCAACCCTTCCTTTCTCTCATCTAAAGGCCGATTGGTTGTGTAGTAAGTACCGTCTTTCTTTTTGGATCTTACTAAAGAATCACCTGTGTACTCTCCTAGAAACTCTCTAATGGCAGGAAGGTTATCAAGTTTTTTACCCTTTAAAGGGCCTTGAGCTGCAGCGTACAGAACATCCTCATCAAACTGCATTCTGGTTTCCATTCCTTGTGAATTAAAGTTTTTCCTAGACAGCATGTTCTTTAGAGTTACATTAATCTCTGATGTTAATTCGGATCCAACCGTTCTTCCTTCATTAAGGAGTAAGGTTTTTAGTTCGTCTTTCGCTGCTTGCGTTTTTTCTAGCGTAGGAATGTAATCAGGATCTCGTAAAGATCGATAAGTTCTCGTACCATAATATTCCATTTGACCATTAATAGTTTCTCTTAGGTTTTTATAGAACTCATCGTCACCTATTAGCTTGAGTTTTGTTTCATCTGTAAGCGTCATGGATTGTTCTTTGATTTGCTTTTTAATATTTGTTGCGGCATCAAACAAACTAACGCGCTTAGTGTCATAAACCTTGTACAAACTTCCGATTTTTTTATCCAGTTGTTTAAGAGCGTTTAATCCATTCTCTCTTACGGTATCTGTTTTGTTAAACAAACTATTGTTTAAAGCGTCAATGGCTTCATCGTTTAAAGTATTGTTGGTTGATCCTGATCTAGACAGGATTTTAAAACCTCTATGTATTTCATCAAAACTTTTAGCAAGCTGATTGTCTACTAAGTTAGCCTCAAAAAGCTGAGAAGCTTTTGCTTCTGCCACTGCTCGAGCAGGAGCCTCTCCTTGAAACGTCATGTATTTATTCCAAAGCTTTCTTATTTTACCAGGACGAGTTAAGTCATCTGATTTTTGTAACCCACCTAATGGTGAGTTCATCTCTCTTAATCCTTTAAGAACATTCGATTGAGCTATATTTTTAGCAAGATCTGTTTTAGCCAATGCCGTCATTCCAACACCACCAACAGCACCAACACCTTTAAGTAATGGTGGTAACCCAAGGATCAAAGCCGCGCCTTCTCCTGCGACTTTCAAACGATTACCCAACTCTGCTGATACTTTTTCAATACCTTCGAGGTCTTCTGTGTCAGTTGGTTTTAAAGCATTGATATCGAAGAAGGTGCTTGCCATAGATTCTATGTCATGAGTAGCTACTGCAAAGTCAGCGGCAGTTACTGCTCCAGCCTGACCAAGTGTTCCAAGCCCTCGAGCTTTTGCCATCTTAGCTGCGATACTCCCAGGTATTGCAAACTGAACCAGCATTTCTGAGAACTTTCCCATGCCGGTGTTTATTTCTGGCGTTATCTTGTCGTAAAATTTTCTGGTTCTATCAACCAACCCAGGATCGTCTAAAATAGATTCAAGGGGGGTGGCTGCTAAAGTAGCAAGTCCTTCAGTTGTTTTTATTAGACCAGCCGCTGGGCCTTTTAAAAAAAACTCACCTAAAGAATCCAACCCAGAAGTAGAGTCTTTTGACTTTCCCCCCATAGATCTTTTATTTAGAGAATTAAAAAACTCTTGAGGATCTCGATCACCAATATCAACAACACGACCTGATGCTAAGGTAACCTGCATAATTTAAATTATTCCTTGCCTCTCCATTTCTTCTGCTGATTGAGAAATTAAATCGTATTGACTTATCTTGCCTAATTCTTCCTCATCTGGATCAATAAATATTGTATCTTCAAAAGGACTGATTCCAGGATTACTTTCTATAAATAAAGATAACTGATTGTTTTTCCAGTCTTGTTTGCTTTTTCCTAATGCCATTTTAGATAATTCTGCTTCAGTAAGATTTGGGTATGCTTCAGCAAGAGCTTCTTTAGTTAATTCAAACTCACTCTTGCTTGCTTCGATTGTATCCATCTCGTTGTAGTAAGCATTAACGGCTTCACTCAAACTATTAAATGGAACATATCCTTCTCGAGGAGAACTCATTGCTCTAAAGGCTGACAGCATAGCTCTTCTATAGGTTGGATCTTCTTTGATTCTATCCATTGAGTTAACGATCGTGTCACGGAATTCCCCAGGGAGATCACCAAGATTAGTAAGGATATCTCTCCACTGTCTAGGCTCATCAACCTGTTCAGTAACAGTCATCTTTTCCTCTACGACTTCTTCTGCTGGCGCTTCTTCATCATCACTTAGAAGCGCATAACCCAAACCAGCTAATGAACCAGCACCAACAATTGTCCCCCCAGCAGTCTTCCATTTATTTCTTCCTATTTTTGCCAGCATTCCTGGCTTTAACTCTGGCTCTACAGGAGAAAGCACCTCTTCATCTTTTACTTTCTTAGCCTCTGCTTTCTTTGCTTTGGCTTCTGCTTTCTCTTTAGTCTTCTTGAGTTTGGCCGCTGCTTCTCTTTGTTTTTTTGTCGCCTTGCTTGATATGCCTAGTGTTTCAGCAGTTAGCTTAGGTATCGTTTTAGTTTGAGCATCACCAGTTACCCCTTTAAGAACAGACTTGAATCGATCAGAGTTTTCTCCAAACTGATCAGCAACTTTCTTTAACATGTTGCCAATTTCAGGACCGTACTTGGCTGTAATCTTTGCAATACCACCTACAGCAAAGCGTTGAGGTGTAGCTAGCCCACCATTGGCCGCAAGCCAACGCTCATCATCACCAAGCTCTCTAATTCCTCTTAGTATTTTTTTGCCTGGGAACCATCTAGTATCTCGAGACAGCCTGTCTTTTCTTTTTCGTTTGCTAGGGACTAATGATTCAATGCCTTCATAAACGGTTTCCTCTGTAGGTGATGGAGGAGGAAGCATTTCAGCAATTAAATCTTCATCAGATTTCATTAGGACTTCAGGATCTATAGGAGGAACGTAGTCTTCATAAACTTCTGGCAAACTTGCAATGCCGCCCTCTTCCTCCAAAACCAATTCCGCCTCGTCTTCATCATAGAATGGATTGATATCTTCAAAAATAAAGTCTGAGGCATCATCCCATGTTCTTTTTTCATCTGCCAAACCAAATACTGGATCGTTAGTAACGACAGCAGGGATTCTTGCTAAGTCAATTTTAGATTGATTTTTTAATAAACTTTTAAGATTTTGACCGCCTTCAGCAGTTTTAGACAATACTGGAACCACTGTTGATACAGCCTTGTCTACCATGTCATAAACTTTTTTACCTTTATATCCCATCCTTGCAAGCTGTGCCACAAGAGCACCTGGAGCACCTATGCCACTTGCCATTAGTCCAGCGGTTGCAGTGGCTAATGCCACATCAATAGGATCTTCAGGGTCTACAAGTAAAGCGTCTGTAATATCCCTCAAGGTTATCCCTGATCCCTCCTCAGTTCTTGAAGCAGTGAAAAACCCATCAGGGAACGGATTGTATTCTTCAGCAGTATCAGAAAACCAATCCATTAACCCACCTTCCTCCATATTAATTGGAGCCACACCAGCCATCATCCCACTACCATTTCTTGTCTGAGGTGTTTGAAACATCGGTCGATTCATGTATTCATTCATAATCAATCTCTAAACAAAGCCATAAACTCACCAATACCACCAAGCCCTTTCATAAAGCTAGATGGGTCTTGATAAAAACCTTTGGACCCTTGCTGACTTCCATAACCTTGCTGAATAGTTGCACCATATGGCGCGATACCGCCCAGCAAATCCTGTCCTCTTTTTAATCTCATGTAAGGTTCATCTGCCATTTGTTTAGCGGCAGTGTATTGAGAATCAAATCCTTTTTGCTGTATGCCTCTACCTATAGATCCAAGGTTGCCTAAAGTTCCTATCTGATTACTCAACATATCAAACCCTTGCTGACCCAAACCAGAAATACCACCAGCACCTGCTCTTTGGTTAGCCGTTCCTGTTTGATAAGCATTTAACGCTTGATTAAATGCATCCGAAGAAAGCCCACCCATCCCAGACGCAGCTTGTTGTCTTCTGCGTTGTGCGTCTTCAAACGCGCTTTGAGCAATCTGTCGGCCTTGCACTCCTTGACTACCGTACAACTGACCGCCTTGCAAAGACCTTCCTCTTGCATCCTCAAAAGCGGATTGTCTGATTTGTTGGCCTTGTCTTCCATATTGGCCCATACCTTGAGCCGCTCTAGCTCTAGCGTCTTGCTGTCTGCCAAACTCACCCATAGCAGATTGCTGTGCTTGTTGATAACCTTGAGATCTAATGCCGCCTACCGCGTCCATCAATCCCCTGTTTAACGATCTATCGGACTCGCCTTGTTGTAATCTAGACCTTGACCCACCAAAAGCACCGGATCCAATTTCAGCACCTCTTCTCCCTATATCTGACTTGGCCCCGCTCTCTCTAATATCCCTCATGGTTTGTTGAACCACAGAATCTTCATAAGGATTCATGTAGTTTTGAGTTGATTGCGGGTTAAATCCTTGAGTGCTCTGACCGTACATACCTCTTATTGATGGATCATCAAAGCCACCACCAAACTGTCCTTGACCGCCACCTATATATGAAGAAGCTCTAGGATCTACATACCCTCGACCGCCGCCAAATCCAACATCTGCCTGTCCATAACTTCCGCCATAAAGATTTCTTGCGCCTTGATCCATATAGGGTCTGGCTTCGTTAGGATTAAATTGTCGAGAACCTTGGCGATACATTCTTTGAGCTTCATTTAACTGGCCACCAAAACCACCTAATCCACCCGCTAAATTTCTTGCTTGAATCTCTTGAGGAGAAAGACCAGCAATTTGCTGCATAGGAATAGGGATAGGCTGAGACATCATGCCGCCCTGAGTAGGGCTTCCAAAATAAGAGGTGCCTAAGTTTCGGGCAATCGCTTCTATCCACGGAGCCCTTGTTGTTTGGTCAAACTTGGGTAAAGGTACTGCGCTGCCACTGGTGTCTACAGTTACTGTTTCTGTATCAAGCGCTCCCATTACACGGCTCCCGAGGCATTCATGCCTTTCCTTTGAAGTTTATACATCTCTCTTGCTCCTAACCGCCTCTGCTCTTCTTTGTTGTTTTTTGGCGCACCAGCCATCTGGCCAATACCCCTTAACGCTGCTGCATTAGTAACGAATTCTCCATCGCTTAACATGGCGGGAATGTCATCAGATCTTTCAGTGCCTGGCCCAGATATCTGCCCATTCATTCTCGGATACCCGCCATTAGAAAGATACATCAATCCGCCATTAGCCATGTTTTCTTTGTTGGCTTTGTCTTTTAAAAATGCAGCATATTCTGGAACAGTCATTCCTCTTTTTGTTGCTTCTTGAAGCGCCAATAAAAATGGATCTTGTGCTTTGTCAACAGCACCACCAATAAGGTCAAAAACCATAGAGTTAAATGCTGGACTTAGCCCACCAAATCTTTTTGAACCACTTGGGGATTTACCTCCAGCAAAAGGATCTTGGCTTCTTCCACCCATAAGACCTGTATTCAATCCGCTTGGGTCATCTCTGAAAGAATCTAATCGATCAAATCCTTGCTCTCTAATTTTATTTGTTCTTTCTATTTCTTCTAAAATCATACGATCAATTTGTGCGCCAACATTTTTAGAAAATTCTTCTTTTTGAAGAGCATATTTTTTATCATCTTCATCACCTCTAAATGTGAATGTTTCTTTCGATTCAGGATTCTCTGCACCACGCCAACTGTTGTCTTTAAGCATTTCATCACTAACTTCTTTTTTATTTATAGACATCTTGTCTCTTAATGCATCTATTCCTTGGCCAGGAAGACCTAATATTTTTTGTACTATGTTATCGCCAGTTAACTTTCCAGTGTCTTCGTCATATTCTCTCATGAAAATATTAGGTCGGCCTTCTGCGGTCTTATCAGCCATCCTATTAAGTAAAGTTTTTAAACCGTGAGTTTTTTCCCCAGCCTCATTAGTCTTTCTCATGAGGTATCCAGGTCGGTTAGGAGCTACCGCATCTGCCGAATACTCTGTTAAATTCTTTATCATAGAAGGAATACTAGAAGATCCTTCTCCAAATTTTGGATTTAAAAACTCGCCAGCCTTACCCATGAAATCACTAATAGGTTTAACTATAGCATCGCCAATTACTGGAATTTTTTTACCTAAAGCAACTAGCGCACCAATGCCACCCCCCACGGCTTTTGAAATCATGTCGTTTAATCCAGGCACTGCGCTAAACGGAGTTAACGCAGTAATAATATTACCTACAAGATTTGGACCTTGTGGGTTATCAAACATTCTATCTCTAACATTAAAATCTTTATACGCTGGGTCCATAGGCTGACCGCGCATATTCACATCAGGGTTTCTTATGTTTTCCCAAAGTTTCCCAATACCACCATCGGCTTTGCCATCTTGAGAATATCGAGAGGATCCAGATGAATCACTATCTCCTTTAAACTCACGATCTGTTAAAACATTACCAAACATATCAAAAAGTTCTTGCCTGGTATAATTGATTGGCATCCCATCAATAATTGGAATTCTAGGATAATTAGGTATTTCTTCTTCAGTAGGGGTGTCTGTGGTTATTACTCCCGCATCACCAGGAATATTTGGAATATCTGGGGATCCAATGCCACCCGGAGTTGCAAAAAATCTTGGGTCGTAATTAGCGTATGGCTGACCAGCCAGCAAAGAGTATCCCGTTCCTTTAGATCCACCAGGCATATTGTAGTCTACAGGAGGCCCATCAATGCCATAACCTTGGGCCGCAAGCATCTTGTCATATTCACTCATGCCTGGAGTAAACGCACTCAAAGCATCTAAAACCTTTTGTTCACTTGCTTTTTCTATTGCACTTTTATCGTCTTCTGTATCTGCCATTACAGTCTTAGCTCAACAAAAATAAAATCATCTAATAGCATACCATTATTCCTCTTCTGTAGTCTTATCGGATTTCTTGTAATAATCTACTATTGATAAGATTTGGCGTAAATATCTTTTAATATCTGCCATGTTATTGCTAAGATTTTCATACCCTTTTGTGGTCAAAGAATACCACACATTAGTTGGCGCGTTCCCTTGCTCAAGGTCGGCAAGATACTCCTCCATTAGCTGTGGGTTAAGCACGGTCCACTGAACTGGGTATCCTTCTATCGCGCTAGGTAATGGCGGGTGGTAAACAGGGGCTCTCTTTGCAATAGTTATCACCTCTATTGGCTTAACCACTGGGATGTCTTTACCGCCACCAAAAACAGCACAACCGCTAACCAGAAGAAGTGAGAATAGGAGGGCCAACTTCATCAAATTGGTTTGGATTCGTAATGGTTTTAAGGTCATTTAACACATCTCCCGTCCCACGGTTTATGATTTTCTCAATAAGTTTTGGCTTCCGAATAGATAGAACGTTTAAGTCGTGCCTAGCAAATGTTTTTTTGATGCGTATCACTTCGTTTTGTGCTGCCATGTTTTCTTTTGACAGCCGTTCAATTTGTCCAACAACCAATTCATGGTTAGCCAAAGTTCGTTGAAGGTCTTCGTTTTGTGATTCAATAGTCCCTTCAAGGGTTTTTTGATTCTGAATTGACTGTTCTAGCTGGAGATAAAACGCCTTTGTCTCAGCTTCTTTTTTGTCGTGATACATCTTAAAGGCACCTAACGTAAGTGCTAAAGCTAACCCTAATCCTGCGCTAATCTGCCACATTACCATTTTTCCTTATTTGCCCAATAAGCCGCTGACATTTTTCCTTTAGCAATGTTTTTTCCATGACGGGCTTTGAAACTCTTACGACGGGCCTTCTGCTTAGCTGACTCTCCCGCCTTCGGCTTACCCGCAGTAGAGACACCCTGCTGTCCAAAACGTATTAATTTTAAGGTGTGGCCGTCTTGGGCCAAAACCATGTGGGATTTAGTCTTATGGCTGGGGGTGCGCTTAGGCTTGTTCACCCCTGCAAGATTATGTTTCTTTAACAGATTATTTTTTCTAGTCTCATGAGCCATTATTTTTTCTTTTTAGTTGTTTTTTTTGCATTAGAAAAAGCTTTAGCTGTAGGAGCCCCCTTTGACCCTGGTTTCCGCATAGTTTCCTTTGAACCTTTTTGTATTCTTTTGCGCTTTGCATGAATGTTTGAATATAAACCCATAATAATTCTCTATGCTAATAAACTAATTGTTTGAGTTGACCCAGTAACTTGGATCTCAACCTTCCCATTCTTTGAAATATAAAGCGTTGGGCTAACAGTCTTAATTAATTCTTTAACAGGTTCCCCTTCCGCTGCGCTCTGCATTCTTTCATATTTCTGAACGGCCACTTGTTTCCAAGTCGTTTGAGTTACGGGGGGTATCGAATGTGTTTCCATCCTCACGCTCCAAAGGCCAAAATAATCATCGTGATAACTATACCAGCAACCAGTAGCCCTACCACACCGACAATAGTATATAAAAAAATGTCATGCAGTAATTGTTTACGAGCTTTCTTTTTAGCAATAGCGGCCTTGATTGAGGCTGCATGGGCATTCCGAGATTCTTGCAAAGCATTCTGGTACGCGTCCCAAAATTTCTGCCCTTCATTGCTCATGTGGCAGATCATGCGAAGCTCTTCGTTGTACCTGTCGATACTCTGACGCGCCCAAGCAAGCTTCATTGCTTCTTGGGGGGTCAACGGTTGAGTCACGCTTTCGCGCTTCTCAAGCTCCAACTTATTCATCCCATCTTGGATCCCAGTCATTCTGTCCAAAATAGAATTTACGTTCGCGTTACCCTCTTTGACCGCGCTCACTAAACTGTTAATGCCGCTGATAGCCGCCGTTACTGCGGCGATAGACTCGAAAATCATTTTACTTACGGGCCATGTACGCAGTGGCCCCAAAATATAGACCTATGATCGAAGCTTGTGAAAGAAAAAGCATATCGGACAGCGAGGCTAGTGTGCTAAGTCGAGCCTCTGAAATGAATGGGAGCAACGGGAGCAAGGCAAAACCAACCATAGATATCATAGCAACCCACGCTAT